AATAACCTGTCTACGAATAGCAGATGAGTCTGCATCTTCGCGTCCTTTAATGATGTCATCAATAACTAGAAGATGAGCACCACGCCCCGTAATTGGACCACCAGCACCAACGGCGAAGTATGTACCCCCGTCGTTGAGCATGAAGCGTCTAGCAGATTGAGAGTCTCCGCTTAGAAACGTTCCGGGAAATATCTTCTGGTAAAGTTCTTCATCGCGGATCTGGTTACGTACTTTACGTCCAAAGTCATCCGCTAGTTCTTGCGCGTATGTCGCGAAGATTACGTACTTACTAGGATTTTTTCCTAAAAACCAAGCTGGGTAGTTTTCTGAAGTAAGCGCAGATTTTCCATGCCTTGGTGGCAATGAAATTGCGAGTCTTTTAATTTCACCACGCTCTACAGCTTCAAGCTTTTCAGCCAATAGCTTAATGTGTGGTGGGTCTTTGTATCCGTCGTACTGCAACTTGCAATACTCTACAAGACTTGACCGGGCTGCTTCAACCTGCTCTTTACGCTGCAGAATCTCAATAGCCCGATGTAGTTCTTGTAGACTATTGATATTAAATTGATTCAATTACACGAGTCCGAATTGTATTAGCAGCATCACTCATAGATGTTGCAACACTCATAAGATATTCCTTATCCGCGTCTGGAATCTTACCATCGTTTTCAAGCGAAGACATTTCAAACATGTCTTCAATGATGTCATCCCACGAGAAGAATTCAGCAGTGCTGCCATCATCAGGGAAAACCATGACCAATGAAATACCTTCATCGTCAAGTTCTGGGAAGATATCAATATTAATACTTGTTTCAGCGTTCATCACCGTCTCCTTTAAGTTTACCTCTTGTGTGTCGATCTGCCAACTTTGCAAGATTTCCGAACGCAACTTCATTGAGGCTGAGTCCAACATCTTTGCTAAGGGCCGAAACATACCAAAGAACATCTCCTAACTCCTTGCATAATGAGTTTTTAAACTCTGGTGTAACTTCTCCATCACTGTCACGATAGAGTTTCTTGATCTTCTCTGCGACTTCACCTGCTTCTCCACACAGGCCAAGAGCAGGATACATTAGCTTAATATGATTTGGATAGATGGCGGTCAACAAAGCATCATCTTGATATTCATCAAACGTCAAAGAAGTATCTTCAACATCATACTTCTTTGAAAAACTTTGTTGACTAAGCATATCAATTGCATATTGAAGCTCTGTTAAAGCTAAAGAAAGCTCAAAGATATCACCATCTTCATGCATATGATGTACACACGCCATAAGACGACGTGCTACTTCAGATACATGTTTTGCCACTGGATCTTGACCATAAGAGTCAAACCAGTCGCTTATTATCGCGTCAACCATAATAACAGGACTTACGTAGTGAATGTATTCTTCACCAGCGTGAATCTTGTTGACCTTGCGAGACAAATACCACTCTGCCTTCTTAAGGTCAATAAGTGGATCTGACTTACGGTTGAACCTAGAGCAATACTTTATAACCTGCCACAGAAGTGGTTCTTGAGGGAAATATGCTTCCAATATATCAATTGGCTCATATTTCCTACCAGAAGCGTAGTGCTTCGGATTATTTACTACATCCATGTTAAAGTCCTACGGAAGAGAGTGGTTGACATACACTATACTCCGTAGACTGATTCGTTACATAATGCAAGTGTGTTATACACCGCAAGAGCCGCCTTTTCCAGATATGTCGCAGATGTCGTGAGTTCCAACAGCTTCTTCGAATTCATCGCCCAAGTGTTGGATCGCAAGATGATACGGCACTGACGTAAGTGGCTGACCACCACGTGACCCGTCTGGGTAACACGTAAAACCACGTAGCCCGTGAGCATACTTAGCGAGTGTTTCAGCCATCAAGGGCACTTTATCCTCGTTATTATGCTCTGAACCCCACGAAGGAAGGTTAATGGTCGATGAAATGGACATGTCTACGTAGCTCTGAACATCGTATTGAAGCTTAATACGACGCTCATAGTCAACAGAAAGATCAATCGCAGACTCAATGTTTTTAGGATCTGTGCCGTAAAGGTCAATCATTTCCTGTGCTGCGCTGTCGATCACATACTGATACTTCCACGTTGATTCGCCAACGAGGTATCTGCGCTTATATGCTACTGCAAATATTGGCTCAATGCCTGTAGAAGTACCCGCGAGAATGCCGATACTACCTGTAGGGGCAATAGCTCTATTAGCAACAGGGCGAGACACCCCAAAACGATCAGCCGTATTTCGCGAGGTTTTATCTGACAACTCCTTATAAGAAGTTAACCATTGATGAAGTTCAGGAACAACCTCGTACTTATATCCGCGCTTGATGAGCCACTCATGCATACCCATCAGACCAAGGCCGAGACGACGATTTTTCTCTCGTGTTTCATAGATCTTGGCGTATGGCAATTTGGCTTTCAAAGTACCGCAGATTAGGAACTTAGAACCTAGTTCTACTATAGCACGAAACTCATCCAAAGACTCTATGCGTCCAAGATTAATGCTACCAAGATTGCAAACATCAGAATCATCAGCACTGGTCACCTCTGTACATGCGTTGCGTAGTGTTTCGTTTTCTTGCTCATAGAAGTTGAAGCTAAAGCCCGGCTCACCAGACTCCATTGCCTGTTTTACATTCTGTTTAAACGTAGCACCATAATCGCCAGTCGTTTTGTAATTCTCCAGCCAAGCTGTGTCGTAGTTCAGGCTGATGTTCGTCATGTCCAGTGGAGCGGGAAAGTTGAAATCATCCTGCTTGATATCCCAGAGAGACTTGCCAGTCTTACCAACTGGCATAGAGTGCCAATCCTTGGCTGCAAGAAAATATTGAATGTCTGGGTGCTGCCAGTTCAGGGATGCATAAATTGCAGATCTCCTAGAACCACCTTGCATAACTCGCCGACCGATCTCGTTAATCATTTCCATCTTCGGGATTGGACCAGAAGCAAAGCCACCAGTCCTGCTAATAGTAGAACCGGATGGTCTATAGATGGAGTAGTCAACGCCAATGCCGCCGCCAGTCATCAGGCAGGACTCTGCCTTCCAAGACAGGTTAGCCCAATCTTCGCGGGTGTCGGCTTCTGCGCGAAGCAAGTAACAGTTGTTGAAGAACTTGTTAGGACGACCAGCGTAATACAAATAGCGTCCACCGGGAATAAACTTAAGTTCAGTGATGGCGCGAACCAAATGATCATTGTCATCTGGAGATAGAAGATCTCCGCACACATCTTTTACAAGAGTAACTGCCAGTTCTGCCCATGTCTCAGCACCTTCGTGGGCATATTTATGGTTAAAAATACTCTCGCTAAAGGAAGAACGAAACATTGGGTTTGAGTTGGATTTAAACATCGACTACCTTTCGAGACAAAAAAAGCACCTGTCACGCATAAAAACACGTGAGCGACAGGTACTATGTATAATGAAGTCCGAGGCTTCAACAACCCCGGACTTACGATAATACACTACTTTTTTTGGAATACAATAGGCAGCGACGTTGAAAGAAAACCCGTTAGCCAATACCGGATATGGACCCCGTATTTGTTGACCCAGCCAGTGTTAAACAAAGGCCAATTTATATTCCGTGACGGTAACCAACACGGTTGGGAGGTCTATGTTTCCATACACATAGACCAAAAGTGGGGAGTGACCCCGCACCTCTTAATTACAAAGCCGAATCGAACCTAGACTCGGCAGGTTTGAAACCATCACCAGCAGTAACTGCACAAAGCTGATTGAGTTCTGGCTTGTAAGCGAATACCGTCCATGTACCAGTTTGTGGATTCATATACAATATAAGCTGTCTGGTCTGTTGTTCGTGCATATCAAAGAACGGTTTTTCACCATACTTCTTTACAATTTCCTGATGTGTCTTTACAGCATCTGAACAAGCTGCTTGTCCATACGCTGCAGTAGAGAACAGCAATGCCGCGAGGATAATAAGTTTTCTCATTATATAACTATACTCCATCTCGCCAACCGCGATTTCGCTCCTTGGAGACGACGCGAAGATTGGAACGTTTGTTAGAGCCGCCTTTGCGAAGTGGCTTGATATGATCTACATCCATACCATCACCCTTTGCAACACCACCAGCCTTTAGCATAACACGCCTAGCAGCGTTATTCTTCACACGCTTTGCTACAGCCTCTTTAGTAGCACCATATGTATTATTGTGCTTCTTAGTCTGTGCTGGAGTTCTGTGTGTAACAGGATTGCGTTTTTGCATTGTTATCTATAACCCGCAGTCTTAGCAGCAATTTTAGACGGTTGCCGTACAAACTGCTTACCCTTGGCTTTACCCATACGCTTGGCTTTTGTCGTTGCAGCATATTCTGCAGGTGACAATGCCTTGATCGCAGCTTCTGGCAAATAACGCTCACCAGTCTTGCTAGAAGGCTTACCGGACTTGGTACGCCACTTCTGCGCTGACCAGTCGCGAAGAGATTTCTGTGGGGACTTCATTTATTTTTTAGTGGCTTTAGGCTTTGAGTGCGATAGGACTTTACTCGAAGCAGTGTGTTTTGCTCCAGTCATAAGTTTACTACCAGCCTTATGCGTAGCACCCATGTACTCCTTGCCGCTAGGTAGAAAATGCTTCTGAGATTTAGTCACGATATCCCCCGCCCTTTGCTTTATACTTCTTGGCTAATAGCTGTGCTTTTCTAGCAGACCACTGACCAGCAGCAGTACCTTGAACACTAGCAGCTTTTACGGAGTTAAACAATCTTTTCCGTAGCTCAGGCTTTGTGTAGTTCCCCGAAGCGTTAACTGTACTCTTTTTAGCTTTTGCAGCCATTGCCCGGACTCCTAGAAAAAAGACGCAACTATCCTTAATTTATCTGTAAAGCTTAATTCCGTTTCTCTTAATTCCTTATCCCAAACACACTTTCTTCGTGTTTCTTAGAAAAGAGAGTTTCTATAACCAGCAACTTTAGTTGCGGCGGGGGTTCTTACCCCCCCTCCCCCCCCATATGGGGGTAAATGGGGGTGCTTGTCAAGACCTTGTATAATTGCAAAAATGCAAACAGTACTTTGCAAAAATGCAAAACACCATATAGAATAAGGGTTACAGCGTTGTTCACGCCGTTAGCCACGCTGCGCGACATATCGTCGCACCCGCAAAACAGAGTGTGGATATCTTAGACAGCTACTTGCCGTAAAGCAATTACAGTAGTAGCCATACTACAGCAGCACTTACGCTGCAGTGCGATAAAGGATTAAGGATATGGAAGATACAAATGAATTACGTGAAACTATAGCTGGTGAAGTATTTCAAGAAAACCCAGATGCTTGGGGTTACCACCTCGTTATTGACGCCAGAGGGTGTAACGATTCCTGCAAGAGCGGAGATGCTCTTACAACATGGGTTCACGAACTCGTTGAACTGATCGACATGGTTGCTTATGGTACGGCGATGGTTGAACACTTCGCGAAGCACGACCCACTCAAGGCAGGTTATACACTCGTGCAGATGATTGAGACATCAGCCATCACAGGACATTTCGTGGACCTTAATGGTGGTGCGTATATCGATATCTTCTCGTGTAAGCCATTTGATATACAAACAGTAATGGAGCACTTCGTTAAGTACTTCGAGCCTAAAGATGTGTTTGTTGGTGCTTCATACCGTGGTGTGTTCATAGACGATTCATACGGAGCTACAGCGTGATGGAAGACTATGAGGAACGGATACGACACTTAGAGTTCATGCTGGATCTTTCGCGTGAGCGAGAAGCGTCGATGTCCAAGCGTGTTATGGAGTGTGAGGATCTCAAGGCACAAATAAAGAACCTTGAGCAACTTAATAAAATAAACAAACAAGAGATAGAATATCTTGCGCGTATGATACAACGGAGCAGTAGAGATGAGAAATAGTACAGCTTGGCTAGGCGAGGTCATCTTCGAGGAACGCATGAAGAAAGGATACTCATTCAATAAACTATCGGCGATTAGCGGAGTACCACTGAGTACCGTTAAGAATATGGAGACTGTGGACTGTAACCCAAGCATAAAGGCCACTATGGCTGTTCTAAACGCTCTGGGAATGGATCTAGAAGTGCTATACGCAGATACTCCAAGAGAGAACTTCAACATCGTGTCTAAAGATACGAAGAGTATACCAGATGCACATAACGATGCGAGACAATACGATCACAATAATCACGCGGCATAAGCTGATACGGCTTATGTGGGTTCCTGTGTGGGAGCGGTGTAATAGAAAACAACGTTTAACACAAACCGTATATGCAGCAGGACCACTAAGGGTGGTTGTTATATAAAAATTTTTTAGGGGGCCGTCTATATAAAAGTGGGTGGTCCCCTAGAATTATACGCATATGTAGAGGGGCAGTGCTAGTAGCGGAGCTACGGGCCGGAGGGGGGGTGGGGGTCTCGTTTAAACAGCCAGATGCAGGATTCGCAGTCAATACTCTGTTGCCGTAACGTTTGACAGCATTACTCTACGTCACAACAACACTACATTGCATCGATGCAAGTATAGTCCAAGTATAGGCATAGAATATAATTGTGTATTGATAGTATAGTTCAAATCAATTCATTAGTTCGTGTACATTATTACTGTTCGGGATGACATCGATAGTATTGATTGTTTTGATCAGTCCGAGTTTATCTATGGCTGATTGTATTGCAGACCTGAGTTCCGTAGGATTAGCATCGTCTAGTGACGAGTGGGTACTAATATCCGCTGTTACAGTCTGCTCAATATAAAGCCCCAATACTTTCCCTCTCAGCTCTTCTGCTTTGATTGCCGCACTAATCTGCCCTTTAGACATCGCGGCTTCCCTAAGAGATATCAACTGTGCTAAGTGCTCTTCCCTAACGTCTGCTGTCGTTGCACTTGTTCCACTGCACAACTGCATTACTCTAGCCTTGATCTTGTCCTTCTTCATCAGCCTTGACCCTTGGACATGTGCCGATAATACTGCATATCCTGCATCTATAGCTGAGTCAGTTTGTGATCTTCCTCTTGCAATTGCTTGTGCAAACCGCTCTTCCTTTGCGGCAAGATACAGTATTGCTTCGCTTTTATTGGCTGTTTCTGCTACTTCGCTACGTAACATTCCGATCCTGCCAACTATACTTTTTCTGTCACCACCATGCTTTGGCTTATCCATTGTCCACCTATTCTATGAATACTGTGTTAATCTGCTATGCGAATACTTAACACATCTTGCGCATACTATACAATACTTCACGGCGATGCTTTCCCGCCAGATAGGAATGTATTCTCATGAAAAGTTTTACTCACTTCGAGCACAACTTTAGAGCTGCCAAAATTTTTTCGGCTAAGTCATTGTAATCGTTGAACAATCGTATTCGTTATTTTTCTCAATGTTTTCAATGGCTCAGTCAATCGATACTGTAAGTCATTGTAATCGTTGCACATTTGCTGTCGTTATTTTAGGCTTCTGAGCTGAATTCATAGGAATAAATTCTTATTTCGATACTAAGTCATTGTTATTGCTAGGTTTTTTCCATTCAACTCCCGCCACACCACGGCATTACAACCTAACCCATTGAAATCATTGAGCTTTTCCAGTTCTGGCATATACTCATTATAATATACAGGAAGCCATGCATTTTTTGCATATGACGTATTCCTTAAACACATACCGAAAAACGAATCAGCTAAGTCCTTGTAATCATTATACAAATTGCTATTACATTCCGCACCTTACGTTCTAAGTCCTTGGAATTGCTACGTTATTTTTAATTTGTATCGGTCAAAAATAGCGTGTAGGGATTTTCTCGTCGGCGGGACACACCCTCCGGCCTACGCGCTGAGGACTATCACCGTCGATGGGATGCCATCCCACCTGCGGCACTGCGGTTACCGCGTCGAACTCGCCTACGCCTCACGAGCGTAACAACGTGCATCCCACGGTAAGAGTGGGTCTGGCCTACGCCCTATCAAGCCCAACCCAATGGTTGGATACATGTCTGGATAGTCGGAGCGGGGCCGGAATGGGGGTCGAACCAAGGGTGATAGCTTGGTAGTGCCTAAGCGGTTCAACCCGCCCCATCAAAACACTCGCGGAGCATGGGCCGACATTGAAGTCGCCGTCTCCGAGCCAGTCGGGCTGATCGGGAGAGGATAAAGAATACCCCGATAGCAAGGGTTCAAGAAACATTTATTGCCGCCTCCGCGCCTGATTGATTGTCGGGCACGGAGCGGCGTTTGGTACTTTTCATCTGCAATTTTTCAACGGAGCGAACAATGACAAAGAATTGGATCGAAATGAACGACGAAGAACTCGCCGAGCACCTCAAAATGTGTGACGCGAGAAAAGCATACGAGACGATGTTCTGGGCCTTGTACGAAATCAACATTCATCTAGTGGATCAGGGCGTCGATCACGAGAACGTCATCGAAATCGACGGGATGGTCGAAGACACTTTAGAATACTGGGTCGCGATGAAGGAAGCCCTCTGCTTTGCGGCAGGGTTTCGAAGCGAAAACCGCGGCGTCGATATCAGCCACATCTGCTCTTGGTAATCAGCAACAACGGAGAACTACAA